ATAGCAGTATTAAAATCACCATCTACATTTGTTACAAAAGCTTGACTACCTATCGCTGTATTATACAACCCTGTTGTAATTTTTTCACCAGCAGTATAACCCATTAAAGTATTTTCTTGACCACTACTAATATCATTTCCAGCTAAATGACCAAAAAGAGAATTTCTATCTCCATTAGTTGTTAAGGCAGTTCCAGCTAAATTTCCAAAAGTTGTGTTATTAGCACCACCATCATTATTACTTAACGAAATGCGAGAGTTGTCATCTAGGACAAGCCTATTATTGCCACTTGTAGCTAACTTTAAAGCATCTTCGGCATGATTGTATTGTATAATACCTCTATAAGCTTCATTTCCACTTGTACCATCGGCAAAATGAATATTACCAGCGTGTCCAGTCCCAGTTGCAATAGTCAATCCAGCATTACCATTTTCATAGATAACAAGATTATTACCACCAACATCATAACTGGATGGTGTAGCAGTTCCAATACCAATTGTATTATTACCACCATCTACAAAAAACATATTGGCATTATCATTAGACTCAATTCTAAAATCTACATCATTAGAATTTTCATTAACAATTACTCCACCATTTAAATATATATTGCCAGTTCCAATTCCATTACCATCTATACCAATAGTTGAACCAGATTTAATAGTTCCACCAGTTACAGTTAGAGTTCCAGCTAAAGTAGTATCACCAGCAGATGAAATAACAAAATCTGGATTTGCACCAAGACTTGACCTACCAATATAAAATTCAGTACCATCTACCCCAGCTTCATCTGAATCTGTTTGACCTAAAGAAAATTTATGTGTAGCAGAGCCACCATGAGGATGAGTTAAAAATCTTATCTCATTTCCTCTGTTTGTATCTTCTCTTATCATAGTAATGTATTGATTACCAGTATTGCCACCACTTGCTGAATCCACTTCTAAAGTCAATTCATTGTTGGTTGCATCGCCTTGCTGATAGAGGTGCAATCTTGATGACGGAGAAGCAGTTCCAATTCCTATATTTCCAGTGGCTAAATTCATTTGTAATACTGGGTCAACACCAATACTCCCAGCGTCAGTTAAGGTTCTGAATTTAAAAACATCATCCATAACAACTTGTTGCATGGTTTTTGTATTACTTCCACCAGCAGTATCTTTTAAAACTATGTCTGCTTGTGTTGCTCCTTCTAATCTTAATCTTGAAGCTGAATCACTTGATTGCACCCTTATTTCTTTTGCACCAGCACTACTAATGTGTAAAGTGGCATCTGGGTTAGCATGTCCAATGGCAATATTTTTTGACGCATCAAACGCTATTACTGTAGCATCAGCAGTTCCTAAATCGCTTACGCCTTGTACAATTTTAAACTTGTCGCTGTCAGAATTATCAATTCCCATCATAACTCGTTTTGTTCCAGTCAATAAGAATTGAGCAACAGCATCACCAGTACCATCATTTTCAATTAACAACCCATTGGTTGTGTCTGTTGTAGAATTGTCTTGTTTAATGTGAATAGGTGTTGACGGAGAATCAGTACCAATTCCTATTCCAGTAGATGAAATAGTCATTCTAGTACCTTCTGTACCAGCTTCACTTGTTCTAAACTGTAAATATCCAGAGTTATCAGCACCACCTCTTACACCTACAATTCTAGCGTAATCATGGTCACTTCCACCTTGATTATAAAACCTAATTTCTCCAGAATCTTGGTCTGCACTACCTCTATCTGCTTCAAGTCTTAAAACTGCTGAATTAGATGTACCAGCAGATTGGTCTATAAGGATTGTACCAGTTGAATGTACTCCTAATCCAGTAGAATTTTGTGTAATTTTTAAAGCCGTTGCTCCAGTAGCACTAGCATTTATATTTTGTATTTCAAATAAATTTCTTGTTGATGTATCGGAACTATTAGAACCAAAATATGCTAATCTTCCAGTTGTTAAACTATTTGCACCATCTACTAAGATAACATTTCCAGTTGTTATTGCTGGAGAATTAAAATATATCCCATGAGCAGATGTAGCTTCTGTGTCAATAACTAAAGACGATGCGTTACTATTTTGATCTATATTTAATGTACCAACTACATCTACTTCTGAATTTGTAGTATCTACAACCAATACATCGCCACCATCTCCATTCTTTCTAACTAATAGAGCTTCGGTGTTAGTTACATCTATAGTTGATGTTCCTTGTAATACCTCTGATAATGTAAGTGCTATTCCACCATTGACAGTTAAGTCTCCAGTTACTGTAACATCTCCATCCATTGTTCCACCATTACCGAGGTTTTTAATGGCAGATTGACCCATACCTCCAAAGAAACTCATATTAAATCTCCACCAGTCTTACTGCCCCAGTAGTGGTGCTAGTAGAGTTATAATTAAAATAAACAGTATTGCCTAATCCTCTAGGAACTGTTAAAAAAAAGTTTGTATTGGCTGGAATTAATAAATCATTACTAGCATTAACATCTGTTGTAGTCGTGCTAAAATTAAAATACAATTCTACGGCAGAATAAACGCCTATCATAGAAGTGCTACTATGTAATGATTTGTGAGTTGTGTTTGCTACGTCTGCTGAACTTCCAGCAGTACCAGCAGTTGCTACTGTCCATTTACCACCAACTGTAGCGTTTAAGGCTTCTTGTACTGAATGAGTATGTAGGTCTGCCATTTTTCTTCCTCTCTAAGCTATGACAAAGCGTGAACGAGATCGTGCTTTGGTCTAATTATTTTTTCATTTTCTTGGTAACTTTTTTAACAGCCTTTTTTACCATAGATGGCTTTTTATATTCAGAGTCATTATCTTCTCCCATAATCCGAATATATCCTTTAGCTAATAAAGCCTCTAATTTTTCAGGGTGTTTTTTTAAAGTCTCTTCTTCTAGTCTTTCAACTTTACCAAGATTAGGTTTTTTAAAGTATTGTATCATATTATTCCTAGTTTAACTAAAGGGGGCATAACGCCCCCAATAGTTATGAGTAATACCAAGTATTAGTCTACGTTAGTAAACTTAATACCTCTTTTATTATCAGAATCATCAATTAGCTTGACTCCGTATAACAAATCGGAAACTACTTTAGTTCCCAAAGCATCTACAGAATATTCTGACTGAACTCTTACTTCTTGTTGAGAAGCAAAAGCACACGAACTTTTGTGGAAAATAGCACCTGAAATTGTAGAGCTTGTTCCAGCAGTTGATACAGTATTTGACATATATACGTCAATTCCGTAAAGTGACCCAACCATACCTGAACGTAGTCCACGATTTCCTTCACCGACAGCATCATTACGAATAAAGTATTGAGCTATACCAGCAGATGGATTAAGTATATCTGCAAATAGTGTTGGGTTTACAACCATAGCACATTGACCATCCATGTAAGGAATGTCATTTTCACCTAAAGTAGCTAATGCAGACTCAAAAACAGAGGCAGTTAGCGTATCGTCAGCAGAAAGAGCTTGAGATTGATTTAAACCATCTAGCTCTGCCCATATATCTGCATCTACTTGACGAGCAAGAGCTTCACCCATCATCCTTGAATACTTAGCAACTAAGTCAGCTTCAGATTGGATTAATGCCACATCTTCAAATAATTTTGCTACGTACTTGTGTTTATTAATAGCAAGTTGAGTAGTAGTGGTTGCAGTTGCATCATAAGATACATCTGAGCCAGCACTTTTATCTGATGCACTAATAAGACTCATTTCTGGAATATTAATTGCATCTCCATATCCTTTACTACCTACTAAAGCAGAATAATCATCTACAAGTCCTCTGAATACAGTTTTGCGTTCAAAGTATTTATAGATTCCATCTGCCCAAATTTCAGGAATAAAATGTTGATCTGTAGTCGTTGTTACTGGACTACCTTGATAATGTTTAGCCATTTATTTTACCTTTTTATGTATGACTCCAGTATTGCACCCCAGTTTCTTCTTCTATTCACAGCATCCATATCTGTCCAGTCTGTGATTTGTTTAGTAGGTACTGTTCCTTGTCTATCAGGAGGATTTACTTTGTTTTCCTCATCTGCAAACTCTTGAACAATATCTAGCAAAACTTCGGTGTCAACACTAGAAAATTTTTCTCTTTTAGATTCAGGAAGTTTTGATAAAGCAGTTTCTCTAATCTTAGCATCCATACTTTCCCATTTTTCTTTATAGGGTTTGTAGCTGTCTACCTCTTTTGATAATTCAGTATTCAGCTCTTGCCATTTTTCTTGATCTATGAGAT